GCTGTCTCATCAAAGATTCGATCATCACGTCTTTGACCGGGAGTATAGTTCTTAAACCCTTGTCTTTGTGGGAGGCAGTACTCAAAGATTTCATCGTAGAGTTCTTCAAACTCACGTCTGATTGTTTTGGCCTTTTCGTATTTGGCCATATAGCTTTGAGCTAAATCAATCATTAGGTATCGTACCTATTATAAAAACCAACACCACCACCTGAGCCAGTAAGTAATGATCGTCTACCAGTACCCTTACGTCTTCTTGAGACTGTTTCTTCTAAAGCTTCCTGCTTCATTTCTTTAGTCTTTACTTGCTCTTTAGCTTTCTCAGACTCACGTTCCATTTCTACTTCTGGATCGGGTGCAGGTGTTCTTGGAGACCTACTTGGAAGACACATATATAACTCCTTTTCTTTTAGCCATAACTATAACATAAATATAACGCAACGCACAAACGTTACATTCTTGACCACAGTCCTTGTCGTCTTTGTTGTTTAGGTTGTCTAGTAAATACATCAAAGTCTGTGCGTGCATTGAATGCACTAACAGTTTTAAACTGACCCATCACTTGTCTGCCCTCACCTGAGCCTAACATTAAATATTGTAGTGCGTCATGTATATGTGAGAATCTATCTTTTGCAGGTTTGTCTTCATAGCGTTCACCTGATACTTGCATACGTCTATAGTGATAGCCACCCTCAAAACCTTTGATTAATTCTTTGCATCTATAATCTATTAGTACACCTGACTGGCCATCAACCATACGTTGCAATGGCCCTGATACAGATTCAAGTCTAAGAGATACATCATTACTATGAGTAGGTCTGGCTTTAAGTCCTGCACCTCTAAGTATTTGGAATGGAGTACTCTCATCAGTCTGTGCTCTAAAGTCACCTGCAGGATCACCAAATATATTAACTTCACAGTTAGCGTAACGCATTGCTATCTCTTGTCTTAGTAACTCAGCGAATCTAACTATACCCATATCAAAAGCTACAATCTCTTGAAGCAGAAGCCAACGCCCTCTTACCTTTTGTCCAAAGACTGCAGCAGGGGTTAAGCCAAAATCTAATCCAATAAATAAAGGCATACCATCTGCGACTGGTATCTCTTCGTTTGCAACATGGACATCTGTTCTAAACATATTATACACAGGCTTGCCATCTTGGATATGTCCTAGTCTGTTCATTACATAAACATCTATCCAACTCTTTGTCTTACCTTGTATCAAGTTAGGATAGTAACTAGTCATCATATGCTTTTTGTTTTCAGCTACAGGATTAGGATTATACTTTACTATCAATCCCTCTTCATCTTTATCTTCTAACATAGCTGAGGGTTGAGTATAGAACTTCCAGTTGTCAGGCTTAACAAGCATCCTAGATTCTTCAGAACTAATGTGATCAGGTATAGGAACTTCGCCTGCCATGATTGGCCACCAATGATCTTCTTCGGGTGCGTTCGTATCTGCAATAACCCCAGTCCAAGTCGGACCTCCGTCTCTCATAGATGGGTATCTACCAACACGCATAGTACATGCATCAATAATTGACTTAGGTATTTCCCTAGCCTCGTTAATCCATATGCCAGTTAGTTCGAGCGAGAGGAGTTTCTTAACGTCTTCAGGTCTGTCGAGTGCAAGGAATATAACCTCCAACTCCAGATCACTCTTGGATATTTTGTGCGTATATGGAACTGACCAAGAGAACCTACCCCAATCGTCTTCCGGAAACCAGTCCAACCAAGTTTTAATCGTGGTAGTACGAAGCTGAGGATTGGTATTTCTGATAATCGCCCACCTACTTTTGCGTTTGCCATCTGGTGATTTCTCCTGCATTAAGGCTCGTCTGAATACTTCTACACAGCAAGCCACTGATTTACCTGAGCCAACTGGCCCTCTTAATCCTCTGAAGAAAGTTTCATCCTTTAAAAAAGACTTACATACTTCTCCATCAGGTTTGTATTTAAAGTTGGTCAACTCTCATATCCTTGCCGACTTTAGTTAGTCTTTCAATAACATCAGGTGCTATTGCTGCAATCATTTTGTCTGCTTCATAATCAGTACAGAACTGTTCGGGATAATGTTTAAAGTGTACTTGCTTAACTACAATACGAAGTATGTCTCTGTCTTCTTTGTTAAGCTTATGAAGTCTCATTTAACAACTCGTGTTATATTATCAATCTGTTTCTTCTGTAAACAACGGCAGTACTTATTATAAAAATAATTACTTATCTTATTAAAAAATCTAAAAGTTTCAAAGTAAATGTTAATCATTGTCCATCCTATTGGTAAGAGCGAAAGCTTCTCGTTTTGCTTGCAATCTTTTTGGGTTGTTTAGATACTTGTTTATTTCTTCTAACTGCTCTGCGTTTAGCAGCCGTAGTGGATTTGTATTCAGAGTCCGATAAAGCTTTAATTGCTTTCTCAGGTAGATAACGTTCGCCTGTTGCTTTACTCCCCTGTGTACTAGGTTTACCACTTTTGGTTCGCCATTTTTGTTTAGTCCAAGCACGAAGAGACCTCTGTGTTTTCTTTAACGCCATTTGTTATTAATCCATTTAACTGTTGCATAAACACCTAAACCTAAAAAAATATAACTGATTCCATCAAACCAAGACATCTCATGTAAGACTGTGACTAGGTCTGCTGTTATCCAATCCATCAGGAAGTATAACCCCCACCCTTTGATTTATATTGTTTGGCTAACATCTGTGCTTTCCTAGCAGACCACTGCCCGGGTTTACCACCCTTGCCACCTGCCTTGATCCTACGGAAGATAGCTTTCCTCATAGTAGGTTTAGTATAATTACCTGCAGCATTAACAGCCATTACTTTTTCTTTTTCTTCATTATCTTTTTCTGTAAAGCAGGTGGTAATGTCTTTTGCTTACCAGTTAATAAACTCTTCTTCTTTGGTGGCCTACCTTTAGTAGAACCATATGTGCCCTTACCCATTGGCATTATGCTTTCCTCTTCTTTGATTTGTTACGTTTAGATATTGCCCTAGCCTTTGACTTAGCATCACTAGAACTCGATGCACCCCATGCTCTGAGGGATAATAACTTCCTTGTAGGTTTACCTTTGGAATCTCTATCAGGACCTTTGTTGCCTGCCATCCTCGCTAAGAAAGATGCACGCCTTGGATTGTCTCCACTCTTAACAGGTGCTTTCAATGTGCCTTTCTTATAAGACGCACGACCCTTTGCGTTTAATCCACCCTTGGGATTCTTGCCTGCTTTTCTTGTCCATGCAGGAGAACTCATTGTGCTAACTCAGTAGTATACATTCCAGTCTTACCCTCTTTGTTGGTAAACTCAAATTCTTTTAAACCCTCTGACCTTGCTTTCTTAAAGCTTTCACCAAAAGATAAAGGCTTAGTTTCTACAACAGGCTCAACAGTTGCTGCCTCTGCTTTAGGTATAATTAAATTCATAAACTCTTCAAAAGCTGACAATCTTTGATTATCCATTGGGCCGTTTGGTATAACAGCAGACGCAGTATTTAAGTCATCAGGTCTTGGCTCAGGCATTTCTTGTGGATACTCAACTGCATTAACAGACCCATCAGCTACAACTTCTGTTTTATTATTAGCAGGAATAAAAAAATCTATCTTAATTTTATCATCCTCATCCATTTCATCTTGATCAATAAATGTGCCTGCAAGTGCTCTTGATATAGGGTGACCTACTGCCGTTAATGTTTTAAAAAAACCCTCACTACCCTCTAAATTTTTAGATATACTTTTGCCAACCATGTTTAATATTCCTGTACTAGATGTTGTGTCGTAACCATCTTCTATAGCTGATTGATATATTTCTGGGAATACAGTTCTAAAGTAATCTGTGTTATTGTTAAAGTCATACTTGTCATAGATTCGATAACCCACAACACCATCTTCTTCAACAGCCTTAATAGTAAACTGACCTAGTATAGTTTTTAAAGTTTCTGCACCCTCTTCAGCACCACTCTCATCTTTAAATTTAAACATGTTACCTAAGTTGCCAAACTTATTTAACATTTTATAATTTACTAAGCCGTTCTTAATTGCGTCTTTAGTGTCTTGATCTTCAAACTCAGACATTCTTTTATTACGTGTAGCTTCATCTTTAAAATAATGATTAGCCATTCGTCTTAGAAACTCGATTGCTTCACCCGGTAATTGATCAGGAGATATGACATCCATAGAGTCGCCACCTAAACCAGTAACAATAGAGTTTACTAGACCTCTACCATATAAAAATTTTGCAGCTTCCATAGTCATACATACTTATAAATACAGAAATTATATTTGCACAACGCACAAACGTCTAAAACAAACAACTAAACCCATAGCCATTGTCTAAATGAAAATGATCTTCATGTGCTTTGTTATGATCAGGTCCTATAACATTAGAAAAATAAGAACAAGCTTTCTGTAAAGCATTCTTTATATAAGCTGAATCCCAATTATTCTTTATTGATAATCCATTTATGCTTGCAATATCAACTGCTGTTCCAAAGCTATGCTCACTTAATAACCTGCTACCACCTATCAGTCTGCAATTATAAGAACCCATATGCGTTATACTACTAGCATTAATGTCCTCTAACCAGTTTGATAATTGTAAAGCTGTATTACAATTTAAAGTTACAGAACCTTTCATAGTTGTAGATTTAAACCCAGTTACCTTTACTGCATTCTTTATCTTACAACTACCCGATCCTGATAATCCTAAATGCTTAAACTTTACTTTATTACTCTTGAGTTCTGATAAACATGTAGAACCAGTATCAGCAACAGCATAGTGCCTACTATAGTTATACATATCTGAAAATAATTTATATTGAATCTCTAAGGCTGCTAAACAAAAGAAACCTATTAGCATTATTGCAATCCTCATCGTGCTCTC